CTGCAAATTATATTTATGACATTGAATTAATAAAAGCAGATGGAACTGTTAAAACATATATAAGTGGAAACTTTTCAATAACTAATGATGTAACAAGATAATGGCAAACGATATAATAGATATTAATGTTTCGGAAACAGTTGATAGTGTTTCAATAACTGTAAATCCAAATTTAACTACTGTAAACATAAATCAAGTTACGGGTGGATTAAATCAAACTTTACAATCTGTTACAGATTTAGGAGCAACAACAACTAATTCTATAACTGCAAATTCATTTGTTAAATCAGGGGGTACATCTGCACAAATACTTGCGGCTAATGGTTCTGTAATAACTGCAGGAACAAATATAACAATAAGTGGAGGTACAATATCTTCAACAGGTGGAGCTGGAGGAGCAACTAATTTAACAACTTCACAAACATCTACTAATTTTACTATAAATTCTGACACTGGTACAGATGCAATTGTACCATTAGGAAATGGTACTTTAGCAGGTGCTACATTAAATGATTATACAACTGCTGAAAAGAATAAATTAGCAGCAATTACAGGCATTAACACAGGTAATCAAGACTTACAATCTGTTACTGATATAGGCGCAACTACTACAAATGGAATATATATAAATGGAATTACTAATGATTATGGATTAGTCGTAGAAACAAATTCTAATAATTACCCATCAATATATGTGGATAATAGTGCTACTGGTATAAATGCCAATGGTATTGAAGCTAATGCATTAACAGGAGTTACTGCAAAAATTTACAATCAAGCAGGAGTTGGGATACGAGCAGAAGCAGTTTCAGGAATACCTATTATAGTATATGGAAATGGAAACAATACATCAAGCATAGATGTTAATTTAGGAAATACAAATAAAGGTTTAGTTATAAACAGTGGAACTTCGTCAACAGGGAATCCTATCGAAGTAAACAAAAATGGAGTTAATAAATTAACAGTAAACCAACAAGGAGATATAACTGCTACAACATTAATAAAACAAGGAGGTACTTCATCTCAAATATTAGCAGCAGATGGTTCAGTGATAACTGCTGGTACTAATATAACTATTACAGGAGGTCAAATATCTTCAGTAGGTGGTGCAGGTGGCGGAGGTTCAAGTGTTAATTATTATTTAAATGGTGGTACAAGTCAAGGTACTTTTGGAGGTTCAACTTATTACGAGTTTAGTAAGACTGCGGTAATAGGAACAGGGGCAGACTTTAATAGAAATACAAATGGATATATAGCTTCATTTATAACTGATGTAGCAGACCCATCATTATTACTTATTCCTGCTGGAAATTGGAATTTAGAATTTTTCTTTTCTTCAAGTTCTGCTGGTGGTTCACCTTCATTTTATGCTGAATTGTATAAATACGATGGAACTACCTTTACTTTGATTGCAAGTGATTCTGCTAATCCTGAAGGAATAACAAACGGAACAGCTATTGATGCTTATTTTACACCATTAGCAGTGCCTGAAACGGTATTAACAGTTAATGATAGATTAGCCATTAGAGTTTATGTAAATGCATCAGGTAAAACAATTACACTGCATACACAAAACGGTCACCTTTGTGAGGTAATAACAACTTTTACTGCTGGATTAACTGCTTTAAATGGATTACAAGCACAAGTTCAAAATTTTGCAACAGGAACAACAGGAACGGACTTCGCTATAAATTCAAGTGGAAGTACACATACATTTAATTTACCTACTGCTTCTGCAAGTAATAGAGGTGCTTTATCTTCTGCTAATTGGACTACATTTAATAACAAACAAGATACTTTACAATCTACTGTAAACATTAAATCTATAAACGGAAATACATTATTAGGAAGTGGAGATTTAGTTATATCAGGTACAGGTATATCTTCATTAAATGGATTAACAGGTGCAACACAAACTTTTAGTGTACTTACTAATGTTACAGGTTCACCGAGTTTTTCTTCAACTGGTACAAATCATCAATTAAGATTACCAAGTGCGGCTCCTAATGCAGATTATGGTTTAATAACAAATACAACACAAAATATAGGAGGTACAAAAATATTTGAAAGTAATCCTGCAATCCCCGTTCCTGCTGGAAATAGTGGACCTTGTATAGTTTTAGGTAGTGCTGGCGGTGGAGGTGCAACAGGTACATTAAGTATAGGAGATACTGTAACTTATCCTAATGGAGTAGAAATGCAAAGAGTTAAAGGTGTTACAAGTAATATTCAAACACAATTAGATGGTAAACAACCAACTTTAACCGCAGGAAATGGTATAAATATAACAAGTAATACAATTAGTACAGTTGATACTTCAAGAGCAGCTTATACTATGTTGGCTAATAATACTAATGCAAGTGCAATTCCAACTACACAACCATTTGAAAATTTAACTAATCAAGTATATTCTAGTACTATTGTATGGACTGGAGGAACAGCACCAAGTGGAACAACTGACCACACTTATTCTTTATCTCAAATAGGTAATTTAGTAACATTGACAATAAATTTAGCTTATGGAACTGCCGCAGGAGCAACTGTATCATCTGTAACTATGGAACTACCATCAACAGCTCCAACCCCAGCTTTACCTTCATCAGTTACAACAGCATTAGATGTTATTAATTATGGAAGTGGAATGATTATATCATCCAAAGCATTACCAACAACTGCCGCTGCTTTTTGTGCTTTACGATTAAAATCTACTTCTCCAAATGTTTTTGAAATAGTAATATCAAGAGTAGCATCAACCCATAGATACGCATACGCAACAATTCAATACTTTGTATAGTGAGACATATAAGACAAATAAATACAGTAGGAACAGATAGTTATACTGTTGTAATAGCAGAAGAGCCATTAGAAAATCATTCGTCAATAGTTGATAATCCAACTTTATTTGAAATTTCAGAAGATGATATTCCAGAACAACATCAATATTTAAACTATGAATAATTTAGATAAAATATTAAATAAGATTATTTCACGCAAATTAATGGTGTTTGTGATAGCTTGTTTTGGATTATTCGCTGGAGATTTAACTTCTCAAGACTGGGTAGTAATAGCAACTGCTTATGTAAGCATTCAAGGATTTACCGATATAGTTGCAAAATTAAAAAGTTAAATGGAGTCAATGAAATTATATATGCTTAATTCGTTAGCATTGGTTATTACGTTTACTAACGTAGAGAATATATTAAAATTAACTCTTTTAGTGTTATCAATTGTATATACTGGAGTAAAAATATATGAATCATTTAATAAAAAAGTAAAAGATGAAACTGGACAATAAAGGTTATATTTTAATTTGTGAGTTTGAAGGATTTAGTGCAAAACCATATTTATGCCCTGCTAAATTAGCCACTATTGGCTATGGTAATACGTTTTATAAAGATGGACGAAAAGTGACTATGGTGGATAAGTCAATAACTAAAGCTGAAGCATTTGATATGTTTAAAGACATTGCTGATAATTTTGCTAAAAGAGTTTCTAAATGCGTTACACAACCATTAACACAAAATCAATTTAATTCTTTAGTTTCATTTGCTTATAATATAGGCGTTGCAAATTTTATGAGAAGTACATTATTAAAGAAAGTAAATAATAATAGATTAGACCATTCAATTGCAGATGAATTTTTAAAATGGGATAAGGTAGGCACTAAAAAATTAGCAGGTTTAACTAAAAGACGACAAATTGAAGCAGACAATTATTTCACGAAATAAAGGAGTTATTACATTTTGGTTAGCAGTTTTATTAGCTAGTATTTCTATTGCTATGTTATCATCTTGTTCAACAAGAAAAGTAGTAATAGAAGAAGTTAAGAAAGATTCTTTGTTACAAATAGATACTAAAATTGTTACAAAAGAAGATATTAAAATTGAAACTAAAAATAATATTATAACTGATGAATTTATAATAACTCCATTAGATACTTGTAAAGACATTGTAGTTAATGGTATAACATACAAAAACGTTGTTTTAAGGCATATAAATACAAAAGATAATAGTTTACACAAAGAAGATATAAAAGTGTCTAAGATTGAAGATAAACAACAAACTACAAAAGTTGAAGTAAAAGAAAAGAAAAAGGAAATTAAAAAAGTTAGTAATCCATTTGGATATATAATAATAATTGTAATAATTTATTTAATATGGCAAAACAGACGGTGGTTTCTACCCGTATAGAAACTAATATTTCAAGACCAGGTGTACATTCAAAAACAAAATCTTCTAAATTAAAATCTTCTAAAAATTATCAAAAGAAATACAAAGGTCAAGGAAGATAATTATCCGCAATACACTTTGTTTTTTTGTTCTGTTTATTTTATTTTT